GTCTTCTTTTTTGCCATGTAAAGTAAATAGTGGCCCAGGATAAACCCCACAGAAACCTGGACCTTTTAGACTATCTATAATCGTATTGATAGGTTTATTTAAAAACACTTTTAACTGCTATACATCGTCTATGTTTATAACTAAGGAAAACTAGCTATCAAATCTCAGGTATTTAATTTTGAGACGTGTACCTTTAAATTCTTATGAGTGTGCAGCTAGTAATCTTACGAGGCTTTTAATCTTACAAAAAACTTCTACCAATTAGCTGGATTATTCAGTAACTAGATATCCAGTTATTAGGTTTTAAGTTAACCGATATCCAGTGTGGCTGTACGTTAGTGTTTGGTACGTGTGATAGGCCCTAACTATGTTTTGTTTTTAATCTTATTGATAATCTTTTCACCAGAGCGCACTACAAAATATCCACCTACAGCTGTAACTAATAAAGCCTGAAGCAATCCTATCCACTCTGGGGCTATTTTAAAGCCCTCTAAGGAACTATCTAGCATAATAAATAGAAACATGCATACAAGTAAAAAAGCGAGAGTATAAGGCCTTATATTCTTTGAGGCCCACGAGTCACTATGTAGGTCCGCCTCCCAGCGTCTAGATATCTCAGTTTCTAACTGCATATCATACTGTAGCTGCATAATTAGTAAGTCTTTATCCTCTGGGGTTAAATCCTTGTCGCCTTTGATTGCATCGCCTAGGGCGCTTAGTTGCTTTATGCCAGTAACGCTCGCAGCCAGGTCTAAAAGCTGTGGGCTAAATTTCTTACCGTTTTTAGCTAGCCATCTTAAGCTATCGCCTACCCTGGTAGTGCCGTTTTTATCTTTGTATTTACCGCTTACACTCATTGTAATAGTCTATAGTATATTTATATTCTTTTTGTACATCAAAGCTAGGGCACGCCTTACTGCTAAATTCGTTATGACCGTGAAGGGTGGCGTCTATGTGCTCATCCATTAAGTCGTATATTAGTAAGTCTAAAGCCCTTTTTTGTGCATCGTTCCTGGTATCCTTAGGCTTCATTTGCTTATCTAAACCTCCAGCGTAACAGATACCAATAGAGTTTTTATTTAAACCCTTTGTATGGGCCCCTGAGCGCTCTACTGGCCTACAATTATGTAATACACCATCTAGGTCTATAAAAAAATGATAGCCAATATCGGACCAGCCATTTTGTACTACGTGCCAGCTATATAGGTCGTCTGTAGTTACGTCTCTAAACTCAGGCGTCGCGCTGCAGTGTATTATTATTTTATCTATGTATCTCATTTTAGAAATATAATAGCTTTAATACACCTACTATAATGGAAACTAAAACAGCTGTTAATACACCACCTACCCAGTTAGCTGTCTTGGCTAATTTTTGGGCTTGCCTATTAGCTTTATGCGCCAGGTCTTCAGTTTCGTTTAGCCTAGTTAATAACCCCTTATTTGTGCTGTTTGGGTCATCTTTTAATATAGTTAATATTTCTTTTAGGTCGCCCTCTACATTTTCTAAGCGGCTAGAAAATTTACTCATTTCGTTTCTATCTTCTTTGTTCATGTTTATTCTATTGTTATAGTTTTAGTAGTAGGTGTAATTATTGCGTCTACACTAGTAAGCAAGCTAGCCTCTATCTCAGCTACCCTATCTAAGCCCATTGCTGACTTTGTCCACGCTATAAAATCTTCGTGTGTAAGCGTGTCAAATGACGTAAAGCCCTCTAGGTTATCTGTGTTTAGAGATTGTGTACCTATACTAGTAGTACTAAAGCCCTCTTTTGAGCCTGTTACTCTGTAGTGTATTGTATATACAACATCTGTATTTTCTCCTTTAGTAGTGTAAACATCTACTGTTTTGCAATTCCATTCGTAAGTCATAATTGTGTTTTTATTTATTTATTTTTATTACCATGATGTTGCTAAAGCTACTCTACTCCAAGAGTTTGTAGCATAACAAACATACATGTGATTTCCATCTATTACTATTTCCCCTAGCGTTCCTGTTGAATTTCTAGTTGCAGGTGCTGTTTGCATTGCAGCAAGCCTATACCCGTCAGATAACACTTGGCCGTCAACTTCTAACTTTTGGCTAGGACTAGTCGTTCCGATGCCCACGTTACCGCCAGTGTCTGGTAAAATTGAAATATGGGGGTCTTCAAAACCAGCGTTTGTTTTTAATTGTAATTGGTTTAGCCTAGCGCTTATTATACCATGATTGCTTCCAGAGGCGCTCCCGTCTATTTCTATGTAGTTACTTGCGGCATTAGAAAATCTAGCAATACCTCCAGCTACATGTAATTTTTCACCAGGATTAGTCGTCCCGATGCCGACGTTGCCTGTGGAGGTAATACGCATCCTTTCAGAGCCTGTTGTCGTTGTCGTGTTATTGGCAGTATATAGTTTAATTGTAGTAGCGGAATTATTAGGGCTGAAGCCCCCGCCGATATATACGTTATTAGATGACAATGTAGACTCGGTTGATATAGCTACTATGTCTTGTTCTGAATTAGTATAATGTCTACCTAAAAACTTACTGTATTTTGATGTATTATCTGCTCCTGTATTTCCAGACCGAATATATCCAGCAACATCTAACGCATGAGCAGGATTAGTAGTTCTTATTCCGACGTTTCCTGTTGCATTAATATAAAGTCTATCAGAACTTGCTGTTCTTAGAGATATAATATCGTTTGCTGGGAAAGACATTCCTGTTCCTCCATCTCCCCAGTGCTCTAAGCCTGTGCCTACATAATGAGTACCTTCTGTTATCCCAGTATCCATTCTAGCTGTTCCAACTACATCAAGTTTTGTTGATGGACTAGTCGTTCCGATGCCTACGTTGCCCGCGTTGAAAAAAGAATTCCCGCCCGCGGTAATGTAAGTGGCAATAGTGTCTGCACTGCTTGTTAATTCTAAAACACCGTTAAAATTATCAATTTTTAATTGAGACCTAACCCTATTTGTTGCACCATCAGGATTATAAACTACAGTAACACCATCAACATCTGCGCTTTGGGCAGAAGGCGAAACTACTAAATTAGATTGCAAAGGACTAGTCGTACCGATACCTACATTACCTGTTGATAATATAGTCATTCGTGTTCCTGAAGACGTTCCTACAGGAGAAAACCTAATATTTGTATCACTTTGAATATAGTCTGCGTCTCCTGCTGAAACTAATCTTAAATTACCTATCTTCGCGTCTCCATTCACGTGTAGCTTGTAGCCTGGACTAGTAGTCCCGATACCTACGTTGCCAGTGGCGTTATTAATCCGCATGGTTTCGGAGTTAGCTGAACTTATAAATCTGAAGGAATTCCCGTTAAATGTTCTAGCAAAGCCACCAGTTGCGTTACTTCCAAACCAGGTAGCGCCTCCATTGTTTACTTCAATATTACCACCTGCAATAGAAAGTTTATGATTAGGAGTAGTCGTTCCGATACCGACGTTGCCTGTAGGCTGTAACAACACGTTTCCGCTTAACGCTTGTAAAGTTAATGTTCTTTGCGCAATAACATCTGAGTTAGTTCCACTTCCTCCAACTAACCTCAAATACTGGTCGCCATCTGTTTTTGCTAGATTTATAGTTGCATCAGTGTCTGCTATGTGTAAGTTATAGCCTGGAGCTGTTGTTCCGATGCCTAATCTATTATTTGGCTCATCTATGTAAACTGTATCTGATACTATTGTATTTCCATCACCTACCCATATTCTACCCTCAGGCAGATTAGGTACGTCGTTTGTACGCATAATAGATGAAACAGTAATAGACCCAGCGTTTCCACCAGATACTTTACCAACAAGTCCCATATTTTGAATGCCATTACCTTCGCCTGTTGGTTTGGTTAATGTCAATCCTCCACCTGATTTTACGAATACTTTATCCCCTGTTGTAGGTACAACTCCATCAATAGGAGATGTTGTAAAATTTGTAAGTTCTCCAGTTATTACTACATTACCAAATCCGTTGTTGTTTAGGTCTGTTTGTAGTACTCCAATAGCTGGAAGTTTATTTGCTGATATTAGTGCATCTGCAGGTGCTATTTCGATAGTTGCAGTTGCTCCTACGTTTCCTGTCTGGTATACTGGAGTTCCTTTTGGTATGGTTGCTCCAGAAGTATTCTTACAAGCGATAACAACAAGTGTTGCTGCTTCAGCTACTATCGTACTAGGGTCTATCCAAGAAGTACCTGTTGCTGTAGAGGCTAGTACTTGGTTGACAGTACCTGGGGTGTTACCTGAGTCGTAATAAGCTCCTGTAACTCTTGCGTTACCGTCTACATGGAGTTTCTGACTTGGACTAGTAGTCCCGATACCTACGTTTCCGCCCGCGTAATCGATACCTACTAAGTTGCTACTCCAATGGCTAGCAGGTAAGTCTCCACTAGTTAAGTAAGCGCTAGAATCTACTGAGCCATCAGCTTTTAAAAATTGTGTAGATAACCCGCTTGTTTTGACAAAAGAGGCCGCTTCTAAATCAGAGCTAACGTCTACTTTTATGGTAGATACACTTATAGGCGTGCTATTGCCTAGACCATCTGTAATAGCCTTAGGGCTACTGGTTAGCGCTGCGTTGTCGTCTAGTTTTAGGACCGCGTCGTATGTGTCCTTTATTCTCTCTCCTGTAAGTGTAGCCATAGGTTATATATTCCAGCCGCCGAAAATTACCTCTCTTTGTGCGTTTAATTGGTCTTTAGTGTTTAATAAATACTCAGGAAAATTGCTAGGATAGTTACACAAATGTGATACCATTCTGGACGCATAATGCTGGGCTGTATCTCTAGTTTTTTCTATCATTAATTCTAGGTCCGCGCGGCTTAAAGTTTCAGCGCTCTCGCTAGTGTGTTTAAATACACCTTTGTTATTAATGCTAAATTGACTAAATGGTAAGAACTCTAATAGTGAGAATTGGCTAAGTGACGGTTTAATGTGCTTAGTCATTAGCTCTAAATAAGCGCCAGTAAGCGTGTCGTTTAAAACATCAGCCTGTAGCTTTTCGTATAGGTTAGAACCTAGTAGTTCATGTATGTGAATATCCTGGGCTATTTCTACGTATTGTACCACTCTATCAAAATCTAGGTTTCCAGATATAGGGGTGTGCCTTACTAAGTCTTCGCGGCTTATAAATAATGCTTTCATAGTTTATCTTCTTTTTTTACTTTTATTTGATGGCCTCCAGCTAGGATGGTGTCCTTTATCTGCTCTATCTATCTGAGCCTCAGCTACTCGTCTATCGTTTTTAAATCTACCTGATTTCGGGTTAAAGTGATATTTTCTAGCTTGTGCTATTGTACTCTTTTTTACTCCATTAAATGCACCACCTCCCCAGGGTGTACCGTCGTTCTTTTTGCGCTTTATATATATACGTCTTTCAAACTTATGGTAACAGTTGACCCCGCCTTTATGTAACCAAATACTATAGGCTTGTCCCTTGTGGCCCAGGGTTCTATTTAGGCCCTGTGATTTCATTTTTATGATATCTTCTTTTCTGTAAAGCTTATTCGCGCCCTCCATAGCCATGCAAAATGGACGCCCTTTTTTAGCTACACTTGACCCGTGTTTTTTAGAGCCCTGTACGTATGCGTAACGGACCTTTACAAATTTATTATCCTGCAAGCTCTTAGCGTTTCTATTAGCTGACCCAGTACTAGATAGGGCTACATTTAAACTAGCATTTAACATGCCTTCAAAATCTTCGTCTTCAGTTTCGCCTTCGTCTATCCTGGCATCTATACAAACCCAGTCATTATCTTCGTCTTCGCCTACACCTAAAAGGTATACCAGGGCCTCGGCCTTTTGTTCGTCAAAGCTACACATTAATCTCTAGTCTTTAAGTATGCACTCATTGCTATCTCTATAGCACTGCTTAGGTTCTGGTCTACTGCATTATCTTCTTTGTCCTTATCGTTTACCTTATCCACTTTTTTATCGTCGCTTACATCGTCTGTATCGTCTTCGTCTACTTCCTGGTCTTCGCTTGTGAACTCAATAGGCTGTGAAGTGATAAAAATTAGCTCTGGTACTTCACCGTTAAGCTCTAGGATTTCCTCTAAGGAGTCTAATATCTCATCCTGAAAATTACGTATAACTGTAGAGTTAAATAACTGAGAGGCTACCATAATCTCATCTGAGTTAGAAGCTAATCCGTTACCGCCGTCTTTAATTCCTAAAAGCATTGGGCT